CCCTCGCGGATGCAACCTCACAGATAGCTGCGGCAGGCGAGCGCCGCAAGGATGCCATCGAGCAGCAGTATCTCGCCACGAAACAAAACCTCAACAATCAGCTGAACGGGATGCAGCAGGCAAAGGCGGCCGGCGTACAGCAGGCGGCATTAGGCATGGCGCAGGCAGGCGCGGATATGGCCGGAAATTTCTAACCCCTCACTATGATTTACGACCCCGCAGGCAAGCAGCCAATCATCGATACTCGCTCAACTGTGTTGGGCGGTCAGACGGCCATTCAGCAACAGGCAAAAGTGCCGACGTCGGCGAATGAAGCCACGCAGCAGCAACAGCCGCAGGCACAAAATCAGGGCGCAAGCGGCGCTCCTACCACGCCCACGACCACTCAGCAGCCTCAGCAACCGCCGAAGCTGCGCACTGCGTCAGTGCCGCCTGCCATATCTCCAGACATAGCCGGCGCTCCGCATGCAGGGCAGAAGGTTATTCAGTCCCCGGACTATGACAGCAAGTCGCAGACAACACCGGCCGACGCAGGTCAGCAGGTCAGTGATGAAGATGCAGCATCGGGTGGCCACAAGTTGCCGGACGAACTGAAGGTCAGCAACTACGATGACCTTATCCGGTATTATGAAAACAAGATGCGCGAGGTCGAGCCGCTATCCAAGGAAGAGCTGGAGAAAATTCGCAGGCGCCAACGCGCGGAAGGGATAGTCAGCGGCGTCAGCGATGCCGTAAGGTCAATAGCCAATATAGTTGCTGCGCACAACTACGCGCCTGTGTTTACCGACAGCAACGCGAGCATGTCAGCACGGGCGCGGGCCCGCTTCGACAGGGAGAAGGCGGAAAGGGAGGCGAAGGACCAGGAGTATTTCAACTACGCGATGAACATCGCCAAGCTCAAGGATGCCGACCGCGACCAGGCATTCAACATCTGGAAGACGGAGCACGCGCTTGACCGCGAGGACATCGAGGACAAGTACCGGGAGGCGAAAGAAAATCGCGAGCAGGCGAAGGCGGAACGTGATGCGCTCAAAGCAGAATTTCATAACCAGTATATGTTGGGCAAAATCAGCGCCCAGGAGTATGCAGCGCGACTGAAAGAGGTAGAGCTTCAATATGCAGGACCCTTGTGGCAGTCGAAAATCAATAAAAACAATCGACAGCCGGTAAGAGGCAGCGGCGGCGGAAGCAAAGGCGGCGGCAAACAGGGTGAACACTGGTATTATGACGAGAATGACAACAAGGTATATGTCCACTCGGCAGCGGCTGCCAAACAAGGCGCAATAGCCTCCAATACTTATAAGCCGATTTATCAGGAGGTAGAAACCGTGACGGACGATTTGATAGGCGGCACAAAAGTCGGGGAGAAAAGGAGTAAAACAAAGCGACAAGTAGGATATAAGTCCGTACCGAAGGGCAAAAAGAAGCCGCAGGAGAAAGGATGGGCGTCCGATCTTAAGCTCTGATTTCCTACTATCTTCGCTTAAGATCGGGGCATAAACAAAAAATATTGACACCGCTCAATTCATCAACATTCAACAACGACATCATGGCATATCAATTTGACACCACCAAGGTACGCAAGATATATGACACGCTGGCCGCAAATGGCTACGAACAGGATTACGAGACTTTTCAAAAAGGCTTTTACGGCAATGAAAACACTCGCAATCGCCAGAAGATTTACGACCTGCTGAAAGAGAATGGAGGAGACGTAGGCACTACATACAATGAGTTTATGCAGCGTCTGGAAGCTCCTGCAGCAACTGCGAATATCGTCAAGGTGGGTCAGAATATTGCAGCCATAGGTCAGTCGAAGATTTCCAAAGCGGCGGCGGAAGCAACAACCAGGGCGAATGCTTTGAAGCCGCAGCCCTCGGACAGTTATATGTCATTTAAGCTGCGCCGTGGCGGCAAGGATATTCTGGTCTCGGCAGCAGAGGCGAAAGCGGCCGGCGGCATACAGGCATGGGCCGCACAGCGCCCCGGTACCCCGTGGCGCGTATATATGAGCGGCGGCGGCTTCGACGGCCATGTGCCTTTGTCGGAAGCTCACAAGCGGTGGAAGCAAAAGGGGTATCAGTATACGCTGGTAGATACCCGCAAGAAGCCGGCTCCCGCAAAACCGGACCGCCCATTATCTCCCGTCGAGCAGGCCCACGGAATGTTGGAGATAGAGCAGCAGATTGCAGGAGGGAATAAGAACCTGGGCAATATCAGGGAACAGACCGTAGAGCGCATGCAAAATATGCGCAAGGCTACGACAAGGCCGTTGGGCGAAAGTGAATTGGTCGTAAATCCTGGGACGGGAAAGCGCGAGCGCAACTATTTCACGGAGCAGGGCAACAAGACCAACAGCAAATTAGAGCAGAGCTACGAGAATACCGCGTACAATTCCGAGCAGGGACTGTTGGGAGAATTGCGTATTGCGTATAAGGAACGCGAAGATCTGAATAGAAGAGCCGCTGAGCGTCTCAGCCAGATAGACAAAAACTCAGGGCTTGATGATGCTTCTATTATGTCCTCGATTCTGTCGAGCGGAGACCCGATGATGGGTGCTCTGAGTGCCACGACTTCGAGACAAACTCAGGCACGTCTTGAAGATCCGGAATATCAGCAATACAGAAATGCTCTGAAAGAAGTCAACAAGCGCATACAGATACTGGAGAACCGTAGACACGTAAACAATGGAGGCGACCATGGCTTTTGGCGCAGTTTCTGGCAGGAAGTGACTAACCACAATACATGGCTTGGCGGATACACGGGCTTCCTTGATGCTAATGCAAAACTATCGGCGAATGTAAATCCCGGAACTGAATCAGCTCAAAGCATGATGAAGGCAGAGGCAGATACCAATGAAGCCGAGAATAAGTATGGAGACTTTGGGTTTATGTCAAGAGCCGGCGTTATGACAGCGGACGTGTTACCCTTCATGGTAGATTTCATGATGGTGGGCGGAGCAAAAGGAGGCAGCTCCATTGTCTCAAGAGACCTCACGGCTGCACTAATGAAAGGGAGCCACAAGATAGCTCCCAAGCTAACTGGGAAATTGATACCGAAGTTCTTTGTGAAAACCCTCGGTGCAATGCCGGAGGAAATTTTGCGAGCCGGTGTGATGGCCAACACGGTGCAGGCCGGAAAGACCGCCGCTGACGTCGTAGACCGCAAACTCGGAGATGTTACAGTTGACGAGAACGGGAATTATGGTTATACCAACGACAAGACGTGGAACAGCGCTATCTGGCAAGGAGAGGCCAATGCTATTATAGAGAATTATTCCGAGATGTTCGGTACACATCTCGATGGCCTTATGCCTGCACTTGCCAAGACATTTGGCGGCAAGCGCATCAGCGGTCTTTTAGCCCGCACGAATGCAACTGGTTTTGGAAAGATTCTGTCGACAACCCGCAAGCAGTTTGAGAGACTCGGTATATCAGACTATTTTGGTGAGGTAGGCGAAGAATATTATGGACAGTTGTGGCGCACCATGCTTGGACTTGATGACGCATATCGGCAGAATGCAGATGGCACATACAGGAATCTGTTCTTTGACGGACAGTTTCATGGCGATATATGGGGAGGCATGGCCCTATCCATGGGTTTAATGGGTGCCGGGAAATATACGCAGTCTGCAATAGTCTACGGTGCTATGCGTCATGCAGTCAACAAAGCCGATAAACAGGCACAGAGGGTATTCGCACCTGAAGAATGGGAGCAATTACGCTCTGAGATAGACGCTACTACCACCGATAATATCGGCGCTTTCGCAGAAAAATTATTGTTCGATTTCACACGGACTCCCCAACAACGCATGGAGGCGATGAATTATATGGAGAGAAGTCTGAATCTCCGTGGTCTGAACCTCGCAGAAATAGCTAAAAGAAGAGGAGTAACCGCTGGTGATGCAGGTCAAGAACGGAAGGATAAGCTTAACGCGCTGTATCTGCAGGGGTTGAATGTGAACTCGGCAGAGGAATATGAACAGTACAAGAAACAGAAGGAAATCGCTGAGAGTAATCTTAGGACAGCTGTAGCGGGCGTCGATGGTCTTGATGCCGATTCATTTATAGACGAGTTGGATAATAACCCGGACAAAGTCCTTGATGACATAAAAGCCCCGGAACTGCTTAAAGCAGCGCAGGGCTATGTCAATGCCAAGACTATATATGATGGAACGGTTCAGAGCGAACGGTATCAAAAGGATTTGGAAGGGACGGATTCTAAAGAACAGCAGCCCATAGGTCGTGCTGTGATGAAGTACCAGGACCAGCCCGTTGAGGTGCTGAGTGGCCGTGTGGTCATGATGGAGGACGGCACAATGGTTGACAACGAGCGCAGCGATGCCTCGATTGTCATTCGTGACCTCGCCACAGGCAAGATTGAGATGGTATCACCCGAAGCCATTCTGTCATATGAGGCATACCCCGAGACTCTGAGTGTAGAGGAAGTCGAGTCTATGCAGCGTGAGGCACAGCAAGCACCCTATGCCGATGCAGAGCCACAGCCCAAATACACATCCGGCCAAATCAAGATACGGAACTCTGACGGCACCGAGACGCACGGATGGCTGACCGGCGAGCGAGACGCGGAGGGCAACCACGAATACCTTGTAGAGGGCGACCTACAACACCTCCATTATGCCTCTGATCAGGAACTTGACACCATACTCTCCGACTATCAGCCGGACGCGCCTCAAGAAGAAGTCCGGCAGGAAGAAGCCCCCTCGCCCTCATTCGCCGTCAATGACGAGCTGATCCTCACCGCCGAGAACGGCGCGACCGTACGCGGCACAGTGACCGCCGAGATGAACGAGGACGGACTGGTCGAGGTACAGACCGACCAGCCGCTTTACGGCGCGAGGGTGAACATGTTCACTCCCGACGAGCTTGCACAGATGATGCAGCAGACACCGGCAGAAAGTGCGGAGGAATCTCCCGCAATCGAGCCTACGCCCCTGCAACGTATCCCCAAAGACGAGGCCGGACGGCCCGTGTTCGAGCAAGCAGAGACTCCCGAAGTCGGTTGGGACGGCCTTGTCGAATACAGCAAGGGCGATGCGGCCAAGGCCAAGAAGGTTGCCGACATCATGGCCGAGAACAAGCGCAAGGAACTTGAAAAGGCGCAGAAACTCAAGTCAAAGGGCAAGTCCGTGGAGGAAATCATGGAGTCGGAGGACGCCAACGCCGCCGCGCTCGCACAGGCCGAGCAGGAATACAACATCTGGAAACAGATGGCCAGTGTCGAGCAACGCCGACAGGATGCCATTCGCGCACAGCAGGAGACAGAGGCACGGCAGAGAGCCGCAAAACGGGTCGAGGCCGAAAAGGCCGAGCGAGCCGCACGGGAGGAAGCAGAGCGTATAGAGCGTGAGGCATTGGAGGGTATTCCCGAATGGCACCTCGACACTCCCGAGAATGCCCGCAAGCGCGGCGCAAGGCGTTTCAGCGGACAGATGTTCACACGACAGGAGCCTGTTCAAGGCGTGGCCGGCAAAGAGGTGGAGGTCAAGTTCTCGCAGAAAGACCTCCCGAAAGGCCGTGTCGCCGTCATCGAGGCACCGCAGTTACAGCCATCGCACATACAGGGACAGCGCAACCCCATGTTCTTTATTGAGGAAGCACAGCCCAAGAACAGAGCAGAGTCCGTGTCAAGGTTTGCGGCCATGGAAATGGCCGAGGGCATCCGACCGCAGGAAATCACCGGCAGTGCTACGGCCTACACCGGTGCGCCTACCGTCAACACTCGCGGTGAGGTGATACAGGGCAACAACCGCTCTGACGCACTCCGTTTCCTGTGGGATAACCATCTGCCCGAACAGCAGCAGACCTACAAGCAATATCTTCTTGACAATGCAGAGCAGTTCGGCCTCGACCCCGAAGCAGTCAACGCCATAGAGCGTCCTGTGCTTGTCAACATGCTTGACGTTGACGATGCCGAGGCCATTCGCCTTGGTCAGATGACCGCACAAGACACCGAGAGCGGCGGCATTGAGCGCATCAAGCCGAAGAATGTGGCGCATAAACTCGGAGAGGATCTGCGCACTTTTGCCAATCAGTTACTCCGCAGCGGCGATGATGAGGCCACCTTCGGTCAGCTCGTGGACCGCAACGGCACAGAAGTGCTGAAATGGATGGCGCAGAAAGGCGCCATTACAAGCACACAGTATCAATCTGCATTCGACAGCAAGGGCAATCTGACCGCCGAGGCCAAGAACGACTTGCAGAAAGTTCTGTATCAAGCCATATTCAAAGGAGGCTCACAGCAGTTGGAGGAAATGTTTGACAAGCTGCCCTCCAAGGCACAGCGGGCAATCCTCGCGACAGCCTTCCGCGATATGGACTCGCCGTTTGCCGGGAAGATGCTGCCCGAAATCCAGGCGTCCATCGCCGCCTTCAATCAGCTTATGAGCGACACCACCTTTGCCACGGCAAAGAAAATGGAGGATGTTCTGAGAGCGGTAGAAGCCTGGAAACAGCAGTATGCGCTTGATGACAGGTTTGAGCAGTACAGTCCTGCCGATAATTTCAGTAACTTTGCGCTGCATCTGGCCGCGATGTACAATGCGAGCGATGTGTCGCAAACGACCCTCGCAGGTTACTTCAACCAGATGTATGACCTCGCGCAGGGCAAAAAGGCCGCTACCCTCTTTGAGGAGGCCGACACAACAGAATATCCGCTTGCGGAGGTTATCCAACAAGTATTAGGAATAGAATATAAACCGGCGAAGAATGGAAACAACAATGTCGCAAATGGAGGTGCTGATGTGGCTCTCCGTAATCAAGACGGCCAAGGAGGGGAACTCCGAGGCAATGAACCACCTGCAAGCGGAGAACAAAATCCGACAGGAACAGAACCGTCCGACCGTGGAGCAGGAGCTTCTGATGATAGCCGAGGAGTCGGAATTGACAAACGAGGTGGAGAGAGCGAAGCAGAGGCTCCGCAAACAAAGCTAAGTAAGGAGGATGCGACCGACATCATTGCCAAAATGGAGATGTCGGCAGTTAACGACCCTCAAATATCCCTATCGCCCGAAAGTTGGCAGAACTCATTCGGACTCAGTAATTCCATCGACACCCCTCTGGGAAAGGTGAAGATGGGAGAAGGCCAATATCAGAAATTGGTAGATAAGAAACGCTCTGCCGAGTTCGGGATGGTAGTGCAGACTCTGCAAGACCCGGATGTCGTATTCATCGAGCCAAGCGAGGCCAAGGAAGGACAGACCACCGAGCGCGACTTTTCCTATGTATTTGTAAAGACCTTCATTCGTAACGGCCAAAAGTTCAAATATTATACTTCTGTTTCGGTGCTGAAAGACGGCATGGAGGTGTCTGTGAGCAGCCATATTGCGAGCAAGACCGCAATTATGAAGAAGTTGCAGGGAATGGAGCGAGCATATACAAAACAATCGCTTCTCCCCAACAGCTCTGAATGGCACTTAGCTGAACATCCTACGGATGTGCCGGACCTCCTTCCTACGCAAGGGAAAAGCGATGCTAATTTAGAAACATCTGAAAAGACTGTTTCTGACCGCAAAGTTAATAACTCTGCAACAGAAAAACAAGGAAGCGGCCAAGAAAGTTCACTGCAACCCTCTGATAACAAGCGTGAGCAAACTATTCAGACCGCAGTCGAGGCTGCATCCGCACAGGTGAACACAGAACCGACCCCTGCACAACCCGAGGCCAATATAGGCGAGGGATATAAGATAGAGTCCAAGCCCTACACCAACAAGCAGGGCAAGACCCTTGACACATATCTGGTAACATTCGACCGCGATTTCTCCAAAGAGGAATTGTCGGCCCTTCGCGCAAAAGCCAAGGCCCTCAAAGGTTGGTATGACCGCGAGAGCAAGGGTTGGATGCTGCGCAGCAGTGAGGATGCCAAAGCCTTTACCGATGATGTAACCGCCAAAAGCGAGGACGAGGTAGCGGATGAGGCTCCGCTGTCAATGGCCGACATGGAGAAACCTGCGGCCAAGCCGAAGAAGGCTGAGACACCGGCCAAACCGACCGAAAGCCCGATGAAGCAGGTTGACGTTGAGGGTGTGTTCGATGCACTCAAGACGAAAGGCGAAACCAAGCTGAGCGACCATGCCAAACCCGCACAGGAGGCTCCCAAGCCGAAGAAACGCAGATGGATTAGCGATGAAGATGCCGATGAATTTGACAGCCTCCGTAAAGACCTGCGCAATCATTTCGGCAAGGACGGCGACATTGTGCAGGAGGCCGGAGCCGACTACGGCAAGCCCAAGCCCAAACAGATGGATGCCGAGGTACTGCGCATGGGTACCCGCATGACCTATCTTATTATGAAAGGCGGTCTGCGCTCCTTCTCCGACTACTGCGAGGCCATGAAGGACGAGCTGCCCGACATCTTCGATGAAATGCGTCCCCACCTCAAATCTCTCTATGCCGCCGCACAGAACATGGAGGAGGTGATAGAACTCGGATGGGATGAGGAAATGGACGACCGAAAGACCGTCAAGGCTTTTGACGTTTACAATTTCGACAAGCCCGGAGCCAAGGACATCATCGCCACCGCTCAACACGCCGTTGATGAGAACGCCTCACAACAGCAGACCGACCAGATAATTCAATCACTCAAAGACCAACGCAATGAGCAAAGAAAAAAAGAGGCTGACGAAACATCAGCAGATACAGAAACTATTATCGACAAAGCAGAGACTACTGCAAGTCAAGTCGAAAGTAAACTCGAAGCTGCAAACACTGAGGAAGATGCCGAAGGACTCTCTCGTAGCCTCGACAAAGAATTAGAGGAGGTCAACAAACAACTCGCCCTCCTCGGCTACTATGAGGCTGACCCCGTTGACAAGGATTTCAACGAGGCCTACGGTTATATGCGTAATGCAGAGCGCAAAGCCGTACAGGACGCGCACCGCCTCGCCACACAGTTAGCCGCCGACCTCGGTATCACCATAGACCCGAAAGACAAGGTCCGCAAGGCCAAATATGGATTTGGCAGCAAGATTGCCCGTAGCAATGTCGCACCTGCCGGCGGTGAGGTTTACATCACCCTGCCACTCGCAGAGGGCCGCGAGCTATCAATCTGGCTGAGCCTCGACAAGAACGAGCCGTGGCGAGAAGGTGGACGCGAGGACAGATACGATGAGGACTTGATGCTCACAGGTATCATGTACCGCATCGAGAACACCGGCAAAGGCGTCATGGACCGCTACGAGTCGAGCAATCACAACACACGGCCCACCATTCCCTATGATGAGCTACTTTCCGACATTCGCCGCTTAGTGCGCACCTATCTTCCCGATGAAACCGTGAAGCCCGCCACTCCTCTGACACCGCAGCCCGGTGAGGATATGGTGGACGTGGCTAAACGTGTCGCAGCCGACAAGGAGCCAAAGGCACCTGCCGTGGAGCCGCAGCTTCCTATTGGTGACCTGTTCGGTGGTCTGTTCGATGAGCAGCCACAGGCACCGCAGCCGACCGCACCTGCAAAGGGTAAGGAGATTGACCCGGCCACAAAGCGTGTCGTTGACATCTTGAAAGGCGGCGGTCTGAAACCCACAAAGGCCAAGAACGATGCCCTGTGCAAGCTCCTCCCTCAGCATGAGGACATGAAACAGAAGCATCCCGATGCCATGTTGCTATTCCGTTCCGGGAATAACTACTATGTCCTGTCAACCGATGCCGAGGAGGTTGCCAATCTTCTCAACCTGCCGCTCTCCAAGTTTACCAATGACGGAAAGGAAATCCCCTTCACCGAGTTTCCGCATCATGCCCTCGACAAATATCTTCCCCAGATGGTACGCGCAGGTAAGCGTGTAGCCGTCTGCGAGCAGATTGACGAGCCGGAGGTAAAAATCGAGCGCAAGCCCAAATCAGAAGTATCAACATCTAAACCCAAATCAAATGAGAAAACTGACGTACAACCTCGCACCGAAGGAACCAGGCGAGGGGGACAGCAATCGCGACCTAATGAACCGTTGGGAGAGGGCGCAGAACATGAAGCTGAGCGAACTGACGGAGGAAGAATGGCTCAACGTGGTGGAGAGCATTCTGTGCCTGACACCGGCAGAGGCGCAGGAGTATCTGGACAGCATCAGAGCGAGCGAGGCGTAACCGCACCCAAGAACACCCGCAACAATCATGCGGAGCGCGGTACGGACTACGCACCCAAAGGAGAGAAAGCCCGTATTGATGCCAACATCGCCGCTATTGAACTCGCAAAGAAACTCCTTGCCTTCGGCGCAACGGCCACACCGCAGGAGATGGCCATACTCCGCAGGTATAGCGGTTGGGGTGGACTCGGTGCCGCTTTCAACGAGGGCAGCGAATGGGCACCTAATCCTGTGAACAAACGCCTCCGCGAAGCACTGACACCAGAGGAATACCAAGCCGCCGTTATGAGCCGCAACAGCGCATACTACACTCCTGCGGCGGTCATTGATGCCATGTGGGACGTTGCAAAGGCTCTCGGCTTCAAGGGCGGCAACATCGTTGAGGGTTCGGCTGGTATCGGTAATATCATAGGCTTGATGCCAACCGACATCAGCGAGCGCAGCAACATTCACGCCGTGGAGATTGACCCGACCACCGGCGGCATCCTGTCATTGCTCTACCCGGACGCAAAGGTTGATGTGCAGGGCTTTGAGCAGGCCCGCATCGCCAACGGCAGCGTGGACCTTGCCATAACCAATGTGCCTTTCGTCACCGACCTTCATGTCATGGACGAGAGCGGCGACAGCGACCTCTCTAAGAAATTCCGTGACATCCACGACTTCTGTATAGCCAAGAACGTGCGCAAACTGCGTGAGGGTGGTATCGGTATATTCATCACGTCAAGCGGCACCCTCGACAAGTCTCAGAAGCTCCGCAATTGGTTTGTGGGCGACAAGGAGGGCAACGCCGATGTTGTGGGAGTATTCCGCATGAACAATCAGACCTTCGGAGGCACCGCCGCCACGTCTGACATCATCGTTGTGCGTAAGCGTGTCAATGGTCGCAGAAGTGCCAACGCCATAGACGTAAGCACCGTGACACCTGCGAGAACCGCGACATTCACAGATGCACGAGGCAAGACTAAAGACCTGCCTCTCTACGTCAACCGCTATTTCATCGAACACCCCGAACACATGGGCGGCGAAATGTTCTTTGGCTTTGAGCAGGGCGACACCTACCGTCCGACCTCCATCGGCCTGTTCCCTACCCGCACCGCCGACCAATCAGCACGAATGGCCGCATGGGTTCAGCACCTTGCCGATATGGATTGGAGCAAGGAACAGGGCAAAGCCGTGGCCGAGCAGACCTCGCACATCAACGAGGCTCTGGGCGAGGGTGTAAAGGAAGGCAGCATGGTAACTGACAGCGAGGGCAACCTGTGTGTAGCCCGCATGGGCCGTGCCGTTCCTCTGACCCTCAACAAGAACAAAATCAAGGGACGCACCAAAGAGGAGTGTTTCAAGGACTACACCGAAATCAAATCAGCATTGGCCGATGTACTGAAGTATCAGACCGAGCATGAAGATGATGCCGGGTTACAGCCGTTGCTCGACCGCCTCAACCGTGCCTATGACACATTCGTACAGCGTTACGGCAACCTCAACAAGAATAACAACCTTGCATGGCTGCGCAACGATGTTGACTTCTCAAGCATTGTCGCACTTGAAACCTACTCCGAGAAAGGCAACAAGGACGGCACAAAGACAAAGACCTACGGCAAGACCGACATCTTCAGCCGCCGAGTCGTGGAGAAAGAGAGTGAGCCGACACCGAAGAATGTCAAGGACGGTATCATCGCAAGCATCTACAAGTATGGCCGTATCGACACCGAGTATCTTGCCACTCAGTTACGCAAGTCACAAGACGATGTCAAGCAGGAGATTGTAGAGAGCGGACTTGGCTTTGTTGACCCGACCACAGGACAGATGGAAGTGTCGTATGAATACCTCAGCGGCAATGTGCGCGAGAAACTGCGACAGGCGAGAGAGGCCAACGAAGCCGCCGGAGGCGCCTACGATGCCAATATCAAGGCCCTGGAGGCCGTTGTGCCCATGAACATACCTGCACACCTCATCGAGTTTGCCCTTGGCTCCTCATGGATTGAGCCGAAGCTCTATGAGAGATATGTGAAGGAGCGCACCGAGCTTGACGTGAAGCTGACCAACGCCGGAGGCACATGGCACATGAGCGAGCCGTGGTACACCGACACGCCCAAGAACACAGAAATGGGTGTACGCAGCGAGACATTTGGCATACTCATCCCCGGCCACAAACTCATCGATGCCGCACTCACCAACAAGACCATCACCGTCAGCAGGACTGTCAAGGACAGTGACGGAGGCAAACACACAGAGACAGACCATGCAGCCACTACAGCCTGCGCCACCAAGGTGGACGAGATACGTCAGGACTTCAAGGATTGGGCGCGTGAGCAGATGCAGAACGACCCGGCCCTGTCTATGCGCATGGAGGAGAAATACAACGAGAAGTTCAACAACTCCGTGCCCAAGACAATACCCGATGAATTTGTGCCTGAGCATTTCGGAGGAGCGGCCACGACCGTAGGCGGCAAGCCATTCAAACTGCGCCCGCACCAGGCAAAGGCGGTAATCCGCGCCACGACGCAGCCCGTGATGCTTGCGCACGAGGTGGGTACAGGCAAGACCTATACCCTCATCACCACGGCAATGGAGATGCGCCGCCTCGGTACGGCACGAAAGCCTATGATTGTTGTGCAGAACGCCACGGTAGGCCAATTCGTGGCGAGCGCGAAAGCACTCTATCCCAACGCCAAAGTTCTGACCCTTGAGGACAAAGACAGCGGCGAGGAAGGCCGGAAGAACTTCTATTCAAAGATACGATACAACGACTGGGACATGATAGTCGTGCCGCAGTCAGTACTTGAGAAGATACCGGACAGCGCGGAGCGACAGGCACGGTTCATTCAGGATGTGATTGATGAGAAGCATCTTGTAATCGAGAAGATGCAGGAGGCAGATCCGACAGGGAACAGTTCGATAGTAAGGTCGGCTAAGAACGAGATAAAACGGCGTGAGGCGGAGCTGGTGCAGCTTGCGAATGGAGAGGAGATTCAGACAGGCAAGAAAAAGAAGAAAGATGCGAAGAAAGAGGCAGTCAGCCGACAGAACGCCGAGGTCAGGGCAAAGGAGATGCTTGACCGTGCTACGGACGATGTGCCGGATTTTGACAGTCTTGGTATTGACGCCATACTTGTGGACGAGGCGCACGAATACAAGCATCTCGGCTTTGCCACAGCGCTGCAGCGTGGGGTGAAAGGTGTAGATCCATCTTACAGCAAGAAGTCGCAGGGCGTATTCCTCAAGGTGCAGTCTGTATTGGAAAAGACCGGCGGCAAGAATGTGGTGTTTGCGACAGGCACGCCAATCAGCAACACCGCCGCCGAGATATGGACATTCATGCGCTACCTCATCCCGGCAGACGTGATGAAAGATTACGACATCTACTACTTTGATGATTTCGTCCGCAACTTCGGCAACATACAGCAGATGTTGGAGTTCAAGACCAACGGCAAGTATGATGAGGTGAACCGCTTTGCCGGATATTTCAATCTCCCCGAACTTGTGCGCATCTGGTCCACAGTGGCCGACACCGTGCTGACGCGCGAGGCCGGCGGCGTGAGTGACAAGATACCGCAGATGGAGGGAGGCAAGGCACAAGACATCTTCCTTCCCCAGACACGCGCCCTGCGCTCCATCATGAAGTTTGTCAAGGATGAGCTCAAGAAGTACGAGGACATGACCGGCAAGGAGAAAAAGGAGAACAGCCACATACCCCTGGTGATGTACGGCATAGCGAAAGCCGCCGCAGTTGACGCGCGACTCGTACAGAGGGATGCCGAGGACGACCCGAACAGCAAGACCAACGAGGCGGTGCGTCAGACCCTCCGCTCCCTTGAAGAAACCAAGGAGTATAAAGGAACGGTTGCCATCTTTGCCGACAATTATCAGAATAAACATTCCGGCTTCAATCTCTATGAGGACATCCGCAAGAAACTGATAGCCGCCGGAGTGCCGGAGGAACAGGTGGTGGTGATGAAATCGGGCATGACCGTGAAAAAGAAACTTGAAATCTTCGACAAGGTCAACGCCGGAGAGGTGCGTGTCGTAATGGGCAGCACCTTCACACTCGGGACAGGCGTGAACATCCAAGAACGCCTCCACACGCTGATACACCTCGATGCCCCCAACCGACCGATGGACTACACCCAGCGCAACGGACGCATCCTGCGGCAGGGCAACCTGCACAAAACATGGGGACTTCCTGTGCGTGTGCTGCGTTTCGGTGTTGAGGACAGCCTTGATGTTACGGCCTACCAACGTCTTAAAACCAAAGGCGCGATATCCGACAGCATCATGAACGGCAAGCAGCTCATGGCAAACTCAATGGAAAACCGCTTATTGGAGGAGGACCAGGACCTATTCGGCGACATTACCGCACAACTCTCCGGCTCCGAGTATGCCATGCTGAAGAACCAAATCGAGAAGGAGGTCCGCAAGTTGAGAGCGGCAGAAAAGAATTGGAAGGCCGACCAGACCTATATCCACAACCGCAAGCGTCAGATTGCAGGACAGAACCGTGAGACCGAGAAGCGCATAGCCGACAATCAGAGTTACCTGGAAAAGGTGGAGGCCGCGACAATCGGCGACATCACCGTTGGCAAACTCTCATTCCCATCCGTTGATGCCATGGGGGATTTCTTCACCGAGCAAAACAAGAAGAAAGCCGCCATGCAGGAGGAGGTGCGCACATCCGGCTACACCTCCCGACCCGCCACAAGTGACATAACAATCTCCGTTGGAGGTTTCGACTTCAAAATCCATACCGAAATCACCAAGGAAATGAAGCATCAGCAGGGCGACCTGTTTGCAACAGCCCCCGCTAAAATGACGTACTCCTGCCCCGAACTCGGCCTTGATGCAATTCCGGTAAAAGGCAACGCCACCAAGAACGCCGTCATCGACATCATGGAGAATGTTGTCAGCGGCAAGGACTTCCGGGAGCGCATTGCACACGCCGAGAATTACCTTGAGCGCAACAACGCCGAATTTGAGGCCATCTCCAAACGTGACGGTCAACCCTTCAAAGAGGCCGGGGCACTCGCAAAGGCAGAGGAAAAGCTTGCCGAGTACGAGGAACAGATGAAGAAGGAAATGGCTGCGAAGGAGGCCAAGTATGCCGAGCTGGACAAGGACGTTGAGGCAGCATCTGGCGTCGAGCTTACCGAGGAGGACAGCGAGCCGACAGCGAGCGAACCGGGCGAGGAATATTCAGCGGGAAATGCTAACTTTGCAAGCGAGTATGCAACAGCAGAAGGCAAGAGAGTCAGATACACAAGCGAGAACCCCGCAGCCTACGGAGGATTGTTCGACTACGACTTCAGCAACGGAACCGAAGCCGTATCCGATGCCGACGGACGAGGAGAAGGTGAAAGAATTCATGGCGACAATATGCGGGCCCGAGCCGATGCTCTACAACGGCAAGAAGGTGGAGGGCGACTGTACGATAACGGGATTCGTGGTGGATTAGACGAAAAGGCCGGTGAGTTCAGCGTCGTGGAGCGCCGTTTCACCGAGAGCGGTTCATTCAACTTCACAAGCGGAGAGCGGATTGAGAGCGCCGATGACGTAGCCTATATATTCTCGGCTCTCGAGGATGCCGCCAAGGAACATTCGTTTGCAGTCTTTGTCAAGGACGGCACCCCCACCGTAGTGGAACTCGGCATGGGAACCCTCTCGTCTACCATGGTGGATATGCCGACAGCATCGCTGGCATACAGCCGCATCAAGCCCGACGAGGTTTACTTCGTGCATAATCATCCGAGCGGCAATCTGAAATGCTCGGCGCAGGATGTCGGCATGCTCAAACTGTTCGAGAAGATGAGCGACGTGCCGGTGCACGGCGTCATCATCAATCTCAAGACCGGCAAGTATGGCACGTTCGACAGCGATGGAGTATCCGGCGAAGGGATGAAGCGCATACCTGCGGAAGAATATCCGTTAAAGGTGCATACACTCGACAAGCAGATCTTTGCTGCGGACTATGACCCAATGAGCCAGCCGTTGGTTCGCAGTGCTGTGGATGTTGCGAGCTTTTTGAACTCGCATCGCATGGGAGATCGGCGGAAAGTGTCGTTCCTTATCCTGTCCCGCGCAGGCCGCATTGTGGGTAATATACATACCCCGTTTACCGACATTGCTTCCGACACCAGGGAGACAGCCCGATATGTCAGCGAGCGCGTAATACAGTTCGGAGGAGAATCGGCCATTCTCTACGGCGACTTCGACATTACACGCGACAACGGCGACTTCCGGGCATTGAGAGATGAAATAGAAGCCGCCGGAGGGCGTGGCGTCAAGCTGCTGGACATGGTTAACGTCGAGGGCAACCACACACGGAGCGCTATCGACGAGGGGGTTCTTGAACCCGGCAACGAGTATGGCGGCGATCCTTTGAGATACCGGGAAGCCGGGACCGACGCGCCTGGCCGGGCGGATTTGGCGGACACTGTGGAGGCGAAGCGTGAGCGCGTGGAGCAGATGGCACACAAGCTCGGCACTCCGGTAGAGGTGGTGACTGACGCCGGGAAGCTCCCGGAGAATATGCGCGGCAGGAAAGCATGGTATGACACCAGGACCGGCAAGGTGGTGGTCGTGCTTCCCAATCATGCTGACGCGGGCGACGTTGCCGAGACCGTGTTCCATGAGGTCGTGGGCCACAAGGGACTGCGCGAGCTGGTGGGCGATCGGCACTATGACGAGTTCTGCGACGAGATATACGGTCACCTTAAGGATGATTTGAAGACGGAAGTGGACCGCGAGACTACAAGGCGCTTTGAGCGCGAGCCGGAGCGGGGCATAGAGCATGCGCGGCGCGTGGCCGTGGACGAGCTGTTCGGGCGCCTGGCGGAAAAGGGCTTCGAGGACTTCACCAAGGCCGAGCGCGGCATTTGGGCGAAGCTCAAAGCCAAAGTGCTGGAGGCCATCAACAAATTCCTCGGCTCGCTGAAGCTCCCCCAATGGGTGAGACTCGGCGACAACGAGCTACGGTACATTCTTTGGAAAAGCCATGAACGCCTCCGCGCCAAAGGCGACTATGTGGACATGGCCCGCGATGCCGCCAAGCGTGAGGAGTTGGGGCTGAACCGGAATGATGTCTATCGAGAGCGTACGGTAAAGAGTACAGCAGACAGGATCGAGGAGACATTCAACGCTGCCGTATCGGGAGATCTGAAAGGAAAGCCGGTAGAAATAGGACGTCTTACGTCGGAGGGACGTGCGTATCTTGAGCAGCTGTCGGGCATGCAGATGAAGAAAGAAGTTTCATTTGTCCTGAACCCATCGGATATGGTGCATATGTACCGTGACCACTACGGGGATAATGAGAAAGACAAAGGGAACAATATACCGCTTACCAAAGATGACATAAGGGCCATAGCCAAGGTGATATCAAACCCGGAGCGAGTGATATTTGGCAAAGAGCCTGACGGATTGAAGCGGAATCTATTCTTTTTCCTTGCACCGGCAGATGAAGGGGCCTATAACCTCCTTGAGATATACGGAGACCGAAAAGGAAATCTGACGGCGAAAACTTACTATAAAACAAGAAAGGGCGTATCCCAACGTGCTCTGTCCTTAAAGAAGTCCGAGCACCTTACGTCCGTAACGGATGGGGCAACCCTCTCTGATGGTGCAAAATTACCAAAATTCTTTGATAATCCAACAATTGCGGAAGGAGAAAGTTTCAGTTTCCGGGGTCGCGACGGGGAAACCGGCGATCTATGGGGAAATCGGAATGAGAATCATCTGATTGATGATGATATACGATACCGCACGGTATCGACAGGAGCTGCACGAGTAGAATATGACAAACGAGTGCGGACAAAGAGGAAGGTGAATCCCGGCGACAAGCGAGCTGAAAAGAAGACTAACCGAGCAGCACAACTTCATGAGGCATATTTAGACAGCATGCGTTCCCTTCGTGTGCTGCAAGAAGCAGTAAGCCACGAGACCGGCAGTGAGATAGAATCGCATGAAGATGCGTATGAATTTGAAAATCAGATGAGCAGCCGCAACAAAAGTGGAGAAGAGGAGTACAGGCGCGAATACATCAAGCCGATGTTCGATGCAATCGCCGAGATATGCAAAGGAGAAAAGGGGAAGTATGGAGAACTGATAGATTACGTTCTTGCGAAGCACGGACTCGAGCGCAACGCATTCATGCGCACGCGAGCCGTCGCCAACGGCGAAAAGTCGGACAAGGCAGATGCTACTGACTATTCGGGGCTTACCTCCCTTACAGGAGAGCAAGATGTTGCAGCGGCTGAAATTGCGGCCAAGCAAATGGTGGACAAGTACGAGACTGCAGTTGACACATCCAATCTTTGGAAAGTCATAAATGCCGCGACAAAGGCAACTCTCACCACCCGATACACAAGCGGATTGTTGAGCAGGGATATGTTCGACACCATCCGCACGCAATATAAGAACTACATTCCACTAAAGGGATGGGAAGAAACAGTCGCGGCAGACGTTTACGAATATGCCGGGGGAGGATATGGCCTGGGGTCAGCTCTCGTGAAGGCCTATGGCCGCAACAGTGTCGCCGACGACCCGTTTGCAACCATCGTTACAGATGCGCAGCGCACAATCATGGAGGCCAACCGCAACATCATGAAGCAGAGATTCCTCAATCTTGCGTTGAATCATCAGACCGACCTGCTTACCATCAACAAGCAGTGGTATGTCCGACAGGCAGACGGCACATGGTTGCCGGACAATCCGGTGATTCCTGCGGATGCAGACGCAGACTTAGTTGATGCGATTGTCAAACAGCACGAGTCTGATATGCTTGCTCTGAAGTCCGTCGGAGATGCGACCCAACGCCGTTCAGGATTACAGCTCGGGTTAAATACCGTCCCTGGCGAACCCGTGCAGCACATGGTCAAGGTGAAACGTAATGGCGAGGAATTCTGCATATATGTCAATGGCGATCCGAGAGCAGCCCGCGCCATCAACGGTATGCTGAATCCAGATGCGGGAGAAAAGACGAAGTTGACACAATTAGCCCAGGAAGTCAAGAACTTCATGTCAAAGACCTTCACAACATGGAATCCCGAATTTATTGTCGGCAACCTTTCACGCGACCTTATGTTTGCCGGGACGGCTGTCGCGGTAAAGGAGGATGTCCGCTATGCACGGAAATATGGATGGAACATAGCCAACATTCTGGCAAAGGCCTCGCTGCCCCGACTGCTCTATAAATGGGAGCACGGGACTCTTGACGACAGCGTGGACATTGAACGCTATTTCAAGGAGTTTCTGCGCAATGGAGGAGAGACCGGGTTTACGCAGTTGAATACGGTAGACAAAGTCAAGAAAGAGATGCAACGCTTCCTGCGTGAAGCACAAGGCGGTGTCGAGCATCTTCCCAAGAAAGCATGGAGGAGTTTCTGGAACGGGGTAGAGTTCATGAACCGTGCAGCCGAGGACACAACACGTTTCGGGGTCTATATGACCTCACGGCAAAGCGGAAGAACCGTCAGCCGTAGCGTCAGCGATGCGAAGGAGATAACCGTTAACTTCAACCGAAAAGGAAGCGGAGCATGGGGCGCGCGTCAACTCAACTTCCTCTATGTGTTCTTCAACGCCTGTATGCAGGCTATGGCAAATGCCGGACGCCTTGTGAAAAGACATCCGGTCAAGTCATCGGCGGCAATGGCTTCGTTCATGGCGGCAGGATTCCTTTTGCCGATGGTTTCTGTCATACTTACGAGGCTTTGTGGAGATGATGAAGATTGTTATTGGAATCTACCCGAATGGGTGCGACGCAACAACATCTGCCTCTATGTACCCTTTACACACCAATTTTTGACTATTCCAATTGCACATGAATTGCGTCCATTCTACGCAATAGGTGAGTTAGCTTTCAGCACAATGATGGGCAAGGAGACGGTTGAAGACGGTCTGCTGAAAGGTGCGAAATCATTCAGTGGAATCATGCCGATAGACTGGACCGGCAACGGTGGTGACAATGTTGTGAACTTCTCGCCGACAATCGCGCAGCCGTTGGTACAGGTGGCCCGAAACGTCGATTATTTCGGCAAACCTATATACAGGAAGACTCCATGGAATGAGAATGACCCCGAATGGACCAAGGCGTACAAAGGCACCAATGGATTTCTTGTGGATGCATCCCGAATGTTATCGGAGGCCGGAGCCACTACCGATGAATTCGGTGTTACTTCTTATCCTGAGCATTGGTATAGCGGAGATGTCAACCCAGCAATTATAGAGCATCTTCTTGAATCATATACCGGAGGACTTGGAAAAACCGTGAACGGCATGGGCAAGACCATATCCATGTTGTGGAATGAGGATGCGAGGGAACTGCGCAATGTTCCTGTCTTCCGCAAGTTTATTCAGAGTTCGGATGAAAAGGCCCAAGAGCAAAGATTCACCAATGAATACTTCAAGCTCCGCACGGAGTATGAAGACTTACAGCGTTATTATGGCAAACTGACAAAGAATGCAAAAGGAGGTGCGCTGGAAGCCGCCGACAATATCTCTAAATGGCTTGATAGCGAGCGAGGGCAACGGTATGTAATGCTGCGAAGTTATATGCTTCAGATAAAGAGACTCGAAAACGCCATCAATCAGTCACAAGACGATGCCATCACCTCTCAATTAAGGGAACAAGCAGACAGTATAAAAAAGGAATTGGTTAATAAGACACACCTCAAACAAGTGCCATAAGCCTACACCGGCGGCACACGGCAGAGCCGGATCGAACTCCGCTCTGCGCTCATTGGCACGGTGAGTCAAAAGATAAAGTTAGAAATGTGTCGGCGACGAGTAACTTTGCCACCGACACCAACACAACTCCGATATGGCTATCAAACTTAACAGACTAAGCAAGGTGAAACCTGCGGGCGCAAAGGAGATGGACAGCGTGGCGCGAGCTCAGGCGCAGGGTTACAATATGCGCCGGGCCACCGACGTGCTTTTGCAAGCACAGACGCTGTACCAGAATATGTACCGCTTTCGCCGCGAGAGGGAGCGGAACAAACGCTATAACTACGGTGACCAATGGAGCGACATAGTGTGCGTGAACGGCAAGAAAATGACCGAGGAGCAATACATTATGAAGCAGGGGAACATCCCGCTGAAGAATAACCTCATTCGCCGCCTGGTGCGTAATGTAATCGGAGTGTACCGCAGCCAGGCCACCGAGCCGACCTGTTATGCCCGCGACCGAGACGAGCAGAAGTTGGCCGAAACGATGTCAACGGTGTTGCAGTATAATATGCAGCTCAACCGAATGACCGAACTGTATGCGCGAACAATGGAGGAATTTCTTATCTCCGGCATGATTGTTCACCGCAAATGGTTTGGCCGGCTCAACGATAAAGAGGATTGTTGGACGGAATATGTACAGCCCAACAACTTTTTCATCGACAACAATATGCGCGACTTCCGAGCATGGGACTGTTCATGCGTTGGAGAGATACACGATGTCAGCTTCGAGGACGTGTGCCACGAGTTTGCCAAGACCCCGACCGAGTATGCGCAACTCGCGCAGATATACAGGGCCGCAAGAGAGAAAATCGTGCTGACCCAAGCATGGGAGCAATTCGGTTTCTCGCAGACACCCGAAATGGATTTCCTCGTGCCGAGGGACGAAAGCCGGTGTAGGGTTATCGAGGTGTGGCGCAAGGAAACGAAGCCCCGCTATTGGTGCCACGACTACAACAACGGAGACGTCTACAAGATTGACACGGAGGACTACGAGGAGATGGTCACCGAGGAAAACACCCGCCGCATGATGCAGGGCACGGCAGCCGGCATGGCACCTGGTGACATACCGCTCATCAAGGCCGAGTGGTTTATGGACTCCTATTGGTACTATTACTTCCTTACTCCATTCGGCGACATACTGCGTGAGGGCGAGACGCCCTACGACCACAAGGGCCACCCGTATGTGTTCAAGGCGTATCCTTTCATCGACGGCGAGATACACTCGTTTGTCAGTGACGTAATCGACCAGCAGCGCTACACCAACCGCCTCATTACCCTTTACGACTGGATAATGCGAGCATCGGCAAAGGGTGTGCTGATGATACCGAGCGACACCATACCGCAAGGAATGTCGCCGGAGGACTTCGCGGATATGTGGAGCCGGCATGACGGCGTAATCGTCTATACCCCCTCGACGAAGCACCGCGAGATGCCGCGGCAGATACAGGCCAACTCCACCAACATAGGAATCAACGAGCTGTTGAACCTGCAGTTGAAATTCTTTGAGGACATATCAGGCGTTAACGGCGCGTTGCAGGGGAAGCCGGGGTATTCCGGCATGTCGGCAGCGCTCTACAATCAGCAGACGCAGAATGCCACCACGTCATTACTTGACCTGCTGGATACCTTCAGCGAGTTTGTGCGCGATGCCGCCTACAAGGATGTCAAGAACATTCAGCAGTTCTACGACCAGAAGCGAGTGTTCAACATAGCGGGGCGAGCAGGGACTCAGATAGAATATGATCCGCGAAAAATCCGCGATGTCGAGTTTGACCTGTCGATCGTGCCGAGTACGGCTACACCGGCGTACCGAGCAATGGCCAACGACTTCCTCATGCAGTTGTGGCAGCAGCAGGCCATTTCTCTGGAGCAATTGTTGCAGGCAGGCAACTTCCCGTTTGCCGACGAGCTGTTACAGTCTATTCAGGCGCAGAAGGAGCAGTTGCAGGCCGGGCAGGTGCCGGAAGGCGTATCGCCGCAGCTACTGGCACAGGCACAGCAGGGAGCGAACATGGATGCAGTGAACCAACTGAACGGAGCCATACGCAGAGGCGGGCAGCCGCAGGGAAATATAAATTGATAAAGGGACGACAGCTTAAAAAGAAGCCGCCGACACCACCTTTGGAACATACTTGAGTTTGTTGCTGCCGCGAATTACGACTTGCGGCAGTTCCATTTCATAGAAACAGATATGCAGCCCGATAGCGCGGGTCATCAACAGGTCGTCGTGTGTGCCCTGGCGGGCGCCAAATGCGCCGTTAGGCTTCTTCTCGTAGTTGAGGTATTCGTCAAGGCAGTGCTTGTCGCGCTCTACATACAGGCCCTCACGGATAACCTTTACAAGCGTGGAAATAATCATTGGCTTAGTGGCGATGTTGGTATGGAAGCCATAGCGCACCGGGAGACCCTGAATTATGGCGTCTTCTGTCTGTTTGCGGGCATAGAGGTTGGGATAAATGTCTTTTATCTGATTGAGGATGGCCGTCGATTGATCACCGTCAACATTACGGTCGCGATCGTGTGTCTCAAGCGTGTTGCTCTCTATTACGAGCAGTGAGTTGTCATAAAAGGCGGCAATCTGAGCCGCTTTCCATGCCAGCAGGTCCATGTCGATATGGCCGTACCATTGAGCAACGACCGCTGGCTTGCCGCCATCCATCATCAACAGACGGTCAAATACCACGATAACGGACCAGTCTGCCTTATGGGAGCGTCCGCCGACGTCGACAACCGTAAGGTAACGGTTAGCAACCTCCTCCGGGTCGTTGGGGCTGACAGGGTCCGGCAGGTTCCACACTTGCAAAATGCCCTGCGCATCCTCATGGAAGCGCAAATCACGTAGAGCGTCCTTGCCCTCGTCTCCATGCGCGTATATGTCGCCGACATAGCGAGGGGGAGTTTGGGTGGTGGGGCGCAATGCCTCGACACAATATTTATCGAACACGGCAGAGCCCGAGTTTACAAAAGCCTCGACATCGTCAGAGGGATACTCGGAAGCCATGGAACCGTGGTCGTGATACTTTGCACGCTCCTCGACATACCAATGAATACCCTCCAATGAGGCGCCGATATTCCAGAGCCACCACAGGTATTTGCCGCACTCCTCGCGGTCAGAGCGCGTGGAACCATTGAGCCTGTTGTCGTAGAGCCATTGGGCGAATGTGAGCCGCTCAAGCTCACTATCAAAGGGCAGTTGGTATAACTCAATATCGAACCAAGAGATAAACAGAGGCTCAAATTGAGATTTTATTTCCGGGTCCTTTGCCGCCACATATT